CCATCAATATCTTTCTTATAAGAATTTCTAAATTCTCTCTTACTCTCACCTCTATCCTTTAATCTTTTAACAACAGATGATTTAGTCATCTTACCTTTAAACTTCTGTTTAATAGAAGATAACTCAGTGTTCATCTCATCAACTACTTCTACTTCTTCATACTGAGGATGACCTTTTATCTTGTCTTCTCCACCATGTTTTTTAGCAAGAGCCTTTTTCTTCTTCTCATAATCAGGTGATTTGGTGTTATCATACTTCTCTGAATACTGTTTTGCCTTTGCTTTCTTTTCCCTCTTACTAATCTTACCATCCGTATCACCTTTCTCGTACCACTTACCATCACAGTCATCATCCTGCCAACGAGGTTCTTTCTTTCCTTTTCCTTCATCAACTACTTCTACATCCTCTTTCCTTAGAGATGCTGCCTTATTCTGTGTCTCATTTCTCTTTAAAACTTTTGCTTTAATCCTTGCCTTAATCTCTGGTCTTGACTTAACACCATATACTCCAGCAGTTGGAGCACTAAAAGACGTACCATTATAATGGATCTTAACTCCCATATATGAAGTTGAACTAGTTTCTTCTAGTAGATGCATTGCATAAGCAAGTGAATCACTAGCAAGATGTTCTTTCAAGAACGATTCAATGAGATCTTCATCTCCTTCATACATCACCATAGCCCTTTGATATAAACCTTCTGCATTAAAAAGTTTAGAGGGATCTAGAGTAATGAATGTCGATACGTTATTTATGTCCATCGTTTTCAGTCTTTTTAGTACTATTTAGTGGGGTTTTCTTTTTGGTAGATTGGCCAGGAGTCATCTGTAATAGTGCATTTGTGTATTCATCAGTCCCAACTTTCCAACTATTTCCACTACCATCATCGGCTGAGAAATTAGATTGATCTGGTCTACTTACACTAGCATCCTTAACAACTTCTACTAAAGATATATTATCTAACCAAGTTCTAAAAGTTCTACCTTCTTCATCTAGGATGATGACATAATTAGAACCTCTGACAATAATCTCTCCGATTATACCAGTAGTTAGGCTCTCTACAATCTCACCAACATTGAAGATATTCTCTTGATAATATTCCTCACGGAGATTATCAAAGTCAAGTTTAGGTGCAACTTCCCATATCGCATTTTCTAACTTCATAGATTTGCGAACTTGTTTATAGATATTCTTTAAAGTCTCTGGTTTAGTATCCTTAGGCATACCTTTCTTGAATGAATCGAAATCATTCTCTAAAGCAGCCTTTCTCATCTTAGATGCAGACATACCTTCAACACCTTCTGAATCGGCATCTCTAGCACCTGCACTGACAACATTTAGATTACCAAAGTTATATGCCTTGCCATTATATTTACTGGTTATATTATCAAACTCTTTAACTCTATCATCACCAACAACAATTTTTACATTGTCATATCCCTTAGCATGAAGACCCTTCAAAACATCAAAGATATTTCTACCACCATCTTCATCAGCGATATTGTTAGAATGATGAGGGAACATTGTCTTTATCATATCACTCTTAGATTTAAAATCTAATGGATTCTTTTTAGAATCTTGTGACTGACTAGGATAGATCATATAATCAGATCCATCTTTATATGCTTCACCAGAAACTTTATCCATAAGTTTTTGATGACCTACATGTGGAGGATTAAATCTACCAAATGTAATCACAACGGAACCGCCTCCCTTATTACGTTGAGGAGCAGATTCCTTACCAGAATCTTTTTTACTTTGTGTCTGTTGAGTTGATTGGTCAGGTTGTAGTTTCTCACGCTCCTTCTGAGCTTTCTTTACCTTATCAGCAAAGTCTTTTAAGTTCTGTGCATCCTGAGCAGATTGTGGGCCAACATTAAGGGGTTGTCCTACCTTAAGTTTATCCTGATCTGCTTTGGATAGACGAACTAATCTCTCACCGTTTTCAGCTTTAGCAACAATGTTACCACTACCGTCTGCATAATATCCCTTGCCTGTATGAACAAGTCCCTTCTTCTGGGCGTCTAAACCTGCCTTAGTTCTCGCTTCAACAAAGAAATTGTTAAAAGATTTCATTAAATTAAAACAATGTGCAAGACCACATACTTATTTAGTATCCCAGTTCTTATCAGTTGTAAAATTAGCAACAGAAAACTCTAATCTATCAACTAACTTAGTAGCTTGACCAGATTTTATAGCAACAAATCCTTCTGGAGCAGTAACTTTATATCCATTTCCATCCTTCAAGAATGTACCAATCGTTTTTACTCTTTCCAACTTACGAACTATCATAAGTTTTGCCGCAGTTAAATTCTTATAAGATGCAACTGTCATATAAATTGATCTTTGATTTGCAGCAATAAATTTAAGTCCATTAGTTTTAACATCTTCCCACTTCTTTTTACCAGCAGCACTCTTCTTGGCATTAATCTCTTTATCAAGTAGTGTTGTATAATATATTGCAAAATCAGATACAACTTTATTTGTTGATGGAATAGATTTACCACCTCTAATATAAGTATTGAAGAACTGTTTGAATACAGTATTAAAAGCAAATCTATCTGTTCCTTTCATTGCATCTAGGAACTTAGATGCTTGTCTTAATGATCCTTCTGCCTGATTGACAGAAGATTTAAACTTTTGTAATTCTGATGTAGTAAAGTTTGCACTACCACTTGCATCAACAAAGTCTGAAGAGAATACTGCAATATCAGAATTTCCTTGATAGGGAGAAACATCTACACCAAATCCAGCAGACATTTCTGGTAGAGATGATCCTGTATAATGAGTATGAAATACAATACCAATCTTAGATGCATTAACACGTTTACCAAGATCTGTATCTAATGGAATAGCATATGTAATAGTATTTGGTTGAAAGACAACTGACTGTTTACCATTAACTGTTGTTACCTTTTTAGTATTATCAGTAAATAAAAGATCTCCTTGTATAACACCTTGAATTCCTAACTTCATAAAGTACGTTAAGCATTCTTTTAAAACATAATTCAATCCACTAGTAGGATAATAATGATCTATAATATCAAAATTATAACATACTTTAGGAGAAGTTTTTGCAAAGACAGATTTATTACCAACAAAAAACATATTAGTGGTAGGATCTATACCACATATAATAGCAGGGGCTCCATCCCATTTTGTTGTTACCTTCATACTAGAAGAATCCCCTTGAGAAAGCATCTTACCAAGAGATCTAAGAAAAGCAATAGATGACTTTCCACCCTCACTTCCATTGTTAAGGATGTCATCTTCTAAATGTTCTAAATGAGTATTCTTTGCCATTACATTATCTTTAAGTGAAAACAGCCTTCAAAAATTGTATTTGCAAGCTTTGTGTTACCTTTATCACCAGTAAGACTTATAATATCCTTATCAGTGATACCTAAAATTCTCTTCCTATCATTAATTTGTCTTTCTGATAAACCAGCACCAACACCACCAGAACCAGCAGCTTTATATATATTCTCCATAACAATATCTCTAGATAACTTATTCTTTACACGATCAACTGCAACCGCTAATTCGGTAGCACCAGTTTTAGTACCAATTGCCTTTCCCTTTCCAGCATATCTAGAAGTAAACGTATTTAAATTGAGATCTTTATGCTCTGGTAATCGTTTAACTAACGCTTGTAAATATGGTAATAATACTTCCTCTTCACCTAGTTTTACATACTTACTAACACCAATCCAATTTGCAGCGCCATCACTAGGAAAATGTTCACTTAATCCTGTATGACCTTTACGTATATTTTCTATTTCTTTTATACCACTATCATCAGTTTCTTTAATCAAAAATTCCTGTAAGGATCTACCAATCTTACCATGTCTTGCAGATGATCCAAATTCTAATTCAAGAGCAAACGAAGCACTAGCAGTTTTATATTTAGCTACCATTTTTTTAGTGTCTGTTAGCTTTTTACCTTTATAAGTTTTAACTTCAAAATGTAATTGAGAATCTTGGTTAGTCATTCCAACAACAGACTTAGTATATTTAACAATCTGTGTTATCTCACCACCAGCATTTACTTCATGTATGTGAGGAGTAGAACTCTTCTTTAAAGAAACTGGATATAGATCATTAGATTCATATAACTCATAAATTTTTTTATTAACTTCATTCATGTAAGTTACTTTATAATCATCTCCTTGTAGGTTTTTTAATCTTGTAGCTTTAGTATGTAACTCCGTTAACGCTCTTTTACCAGCTGCATTATAAATCCAAAAATCTGCTGGATTCCATTTATCTTCACCTATCTTTGCAGCAAGTGAAGCATATGATTTCATAGAATCTGATAAGATTCTAAAAGTAGAGTATGGATTAAAAGTATCTGGAATAGCAGATGGTCTTGTCAACTTATATTGTGTTCCTACATTGGTATATTTTCCATTAAATGCTTTTACTTGGTTTCTTAATACTAGATCCCATCCTTGACCAACTAAAAAATCCCTCATTAAATAAATGCGAGCATTAATAGCTGTAGCATCTGTAAACTCATCCATTAACATAGTAGATACGGAACCACCAAAATCATCACAAAGTTTTTTAAAATCTTGTGCCTTTTTAACACCCGTCCAAATTTCTGGAGTATAATCATCTAGTTTTCCATTAACTAACAAAGCATAATAAAAACAAAATCCTATCTCACTCAATACTTCTGTATTTACACCACCCCATTTAACACCTTTAGTACTTTTACCAGTAGACTTATCATCACCACCAAATTCCTGTGTTTTAAATAGTTTTCCAAATGCTAATTCCTTACCATCAGTAACAACCTTCAATGACAATGAAGAAGGTTTAGAATAAAATACAACTTTCAAATGCTCACTATCACTTGGCAATTGTACTATTTTATTCTTACCAACTAAAACTTTATCTATTTTAGATTCCCAACTCTTGTTCGATTGATTATCATGAAAAACAAATTTCTCACCATTAGAAAACTTCTTTATAAAAAGATCTATCCTATTATTATCTTTTATAAGTTTTGCGTAAGTAAGACTTGCCATTTGATATATTATACCTTACTTTTTATTTATCCTTCTTAGTAATAGATTTTAAAAGAGCTTTAGGATGTATAGACATGCCAAGCAAAGTCTCACCTAAAGCTTTTACCATCTGAGAATCAGATATCGCCGGCCCTTCTGTTTTCTGACCTGATGACTTCAAACGCACCTTCTGGATAGCGCGCTTCGAGTTTTTGTACATTGCGGATAACGAGATCATCAATTGAGACTCCTAGAGATAAACATGCTTGAGCTATATACCACATTACATCTCCAAGTTCTACAATCATATGCTCACGAGAAGCATCATCATATGGTTTACCTTGGAATGTAATCTTTTTAACAATTTCAGCAAACTCACCACCCTCGGCACCTACACCAATAGCAGCAGTTAGTAGCCTATTTAGATCGACACTAGGTTTTAATTCATTCACACGTTCAATAAAAGCATCTTTATCTGATGATGCTTCACTAGTAACGCCAGAAACAAACTTTAAATACTCATCGTAATCAACATTTACTTTAGCTGGTTCTCTTAATTTCATACTTTAAATCCCGCAAAACTTCTTGTTGTTTTTTCTGAAACCTCAGAATCATCTTGACCTGAATCAACGATGTTTTTCTGAGCACTGTCCTCTACATTATACAATTTCATCTTCGATCTGTCAATACCCACAACAAATCTTTTAAACATTGTAGGATCATTATACCGATTCTTTAACTGTTTAACCATGATCTGATTCAATGCTTCCAACTCCTCAGTAGATATGAGAGCGAACATAAAATCAGCAGTAGCAGGGAGTCCAAAGGATTCTGAAGTGTCAGTGAGGTCAACGTCAGTAGAACCAAAACCAGAACGAGTAGTTTGAGTAGCACTGACAATCGGTAGATTTGCTTCCACAGCCAGACCACGAAGTTCCTCCGCAATCGCCTTAACGAACGTGTATGAATTAACAATTGTACCCTTGTAACGACTAGATGAACAAATATTTAGATAATCAATAAAGATGATATCTGGTGTAAAACTTTTCTTAAGATGTAACTCATTTAACAATGCCCTAAAGTGTCCAGCGTGTGCAGAAGCAGTTGGATATTCTTTAATGATTAACTGTCCATGAGTCTTCTTTGTTATCTTCTCAACCTTTGTATCATACATTGGTTTAGGAAGTTCTATAATAGATTTAATATCAACATTAAAAAGATTTGCATCTATACGTTCTGCAATTCTTTCTTCCGCCATCTCTAATGTAATATACAAAACATTCTTACCTTCCATCAAACAAGAAGCAGCTTGATGACACATGAATAAAGATTTACCAACACCAGTACCAGCAAGAGCAATGTTTAATGTCTTACGTGGTAATCCACCCTTAGTAATCTTATTAAACATATCAAGATCAAACTTAATCTTATCTTCTTTCAAATGATAAAATTCATATCTAGATTCAGCATCAGCAAAATAATCATGTCCTATATGATCATCAAATGAAACTGATAATGCTTCTGACAATATACTAGGAATAGCATCTCTATTCTTTTTCTCATCCTTACCATCAGCAATCTTAACTGACTCCATTAATGCAAGATATACAGCTCTCTCCTTACACCACTTCTCTGTACTATCAACTAACCAAGTTTGATCTACTTTCTCATCAGTGAAACTATCAATGATAGTAACACACTCTTTGAACATATCTTCAGAGAGATCTTTTCTATTCTCTACTTCTATAGTTAGAACAGATTTAGTTGGAAGGCTATCATATTGATTGATAAAATCTAGTATCTCTTGAAAGATTGTTTTCTCAGATACATTATCAAAATAAACATCCTTTATAAAAGGAATTACCTTCCTCATATAATCTTCAACATGAATAAGATTAGAAAGGATTTTATTCTCAATCCTATCAACCATCAATTTACACCATCGAATGAACCATAACTATACTCGTTCTTTGCACATTCGTCAAGTGCTTGCATTACTTCTGGCGTAAAATACTTTTGAGGATCTTCGAGAACACTCTTAGCATAAACTTTCGCCTCTCCAATCTGGTATCTGTTTCCAGCTTTTGTAAAGACTCCATATTTTTCTCCCAGTTCGAGGAGTCCGTAATAGGAATCCAATCCTCTTTCATCGTAGAATAACCTAGTAGCTACTATAGAATTCTCTTTAGTGAATCTGGATTTAAATGCTTTACACTTAATGATATTACCAATAACATCTTTACCATCTTTCTCTTTAGATTTGGATAGGTATATAATAGTAGATGCAGCATACTTCAATCCACTACCACCACCCATCTCTTTAGTAGGCATATAAGCACCTACTACATCATATGTATGATTAGTAACGATTAGAGGAATATTTGCACGACCCAATTTAAGAGATAGAATTCTGAATATTGATTTAACAATTTGAGCACGAGTCATATCACGTGTCTCTTTACCAGCAGAAGCATCTTCAACTTCTTTAGTTGTTGAAAGCATACCCAATGAATCTAATACAAACATCAACGGTGGGCGATCTGCTATTGGTAGTTTAGTATATTCATCTACAACTTTAATCGCCTGTGTTCTAAACTCTTGTACTGTAGTTACAGGAACCAATCCTAATCTTGTAATATCAATACCACGTGTACTAAGCATGTTCTTAGTAATAGCAGATTCAGTTTCAAAGTATATTACTTGTGCGGCTGGATTTGACTGTAAAAAATTCTTGACGATTGATAAGGCAAAGAAAGTCTTACCAGTGCTTGACTCCCCAGCGAGGGCTGTGATTTTATTGGATGGAAGACCACCAAAGATGCTGCCACTAACGAGGGCATTAAAGATGAAACTGCCAGTATCCACAAAGGAGTCACAATCCCCTGACGAGATACCATCATCTGCCACTGATGCAAACTCATTGTCCAACTCCTTAATTACACTTTTAAGAAAACTCATAATTCAATTCCTTTTTACTATTGTACCATTAAACAAAGAAAGATTCAAGCGATCCACGCTTCTCAACCTGCCATCCTATTGTCTCTAAGACATTCTTTAAAGGAGCAGTGAAACTCTTTTCAAACTGAGTATCATAATCTATATAATTATTCAGATTAAGTTCAGTTGGAAGTGTCTGAAAATATGCAATGATATCTTCATTGATAGGATTAGGTTTCTGGAGATACACAAACTTAATCTTCTCACCTTCCTGAATGAGCGGATACTTGTTCTGTAATTTCTTCTTCTTTATGTAATGATTATATAGAAGAGCACCTCTAACCTGAATCGGAGTTCCCTTCTTATACAAATCAGCAGAACTCCTATACTTATCTAAATTATTACATCCTCTAGGGAATGATATATTCTCTATATCTTGTTCCCTAGTCTCCTTACGAACTTCATCAATAAACTTAATTAGATCATCATTCGTATCATTAATTATAATTGTAAAAGCTTTCTTCAACTTATCTCTAAAGAAAGCAGGAGTTGACGAACGAGCAGTCTCCAATCCCATGATCTTAAGTTTTGGTTTCTCGTATCTAACTCCTTCACTATCCCATACGTTTAAAATATATCTTTTCTTGGCAGTCCATATACCTCTATCGGCAATGTTCTCCCTTTTCATTATCATCTTTTGGGCATAGGCGTTGACATTCCTGGCCAACGCTTGGTAAGCACTTTCAATAAAAGGTTCAAGTTTAACTTTACACACCTTGTCAAGGAACCCAACAACGCTCTCATTAGTTTTCTCTCGCCCTTGGTATACAGCGTCAACAAAAGGCCCCATATTAAGATAAATGGAATCAGTATCTGAAGCAATAACATAATCTTCTCCCTCAGTTTTCAAAATTTTATTCATATAAGAATTCATCTTATTCTCTATCCAACGGATAGATACTTGTCCAGATAAAGTAATAGCTTCTGCATTGGCTATCCTAAAGTATCTAAAGTACTCATTACCAATAGCACCATAAGCACTATTGAGAGATATCTTCTTAGCCATCTGAATATTATTACACCTAGAAATCTCTTTTGTAAGAGCAAGTGATGGTGTCTTCTCATATTGTTTCTTCGCCTCAATCATCTTCTTCTTAAAGATGACTCTATCATTATACATCTTCTCCATTAACTTAGGGAGAAATCCCTGAAAGTCTTTACTGTATTGAGCACCATTGGCACATACAGCATAAGGTGTATCAACCTTTATACTCTCATTTAAGATCCCCTCAACGCTCGCACTGGGATGTCGAGTCTGCCTGAGGGTCTCTGGACTGATGTTATATTGCATAATAAGATGAGGGTACAAGCTATTAAGGTCAAAATTGACCACCCAATCATAGCGTCCTGTTTTTGGTTCCTTGACATAAGCCCCTGCGTAAGCGGTATCTTTTTTATGTGAGATCTTAGGAGGAACAACTATATGATCCTTCTTAAGATAGTTGAAAATAATATTATCCCAAGTCTTAACCTGAGAATATACATCTTCATAGTTTTGTTTGGCATCATATGCCATAGTAAGACAAAGTTCAATCAACCTCATCTTATCTTCTAGACGATCAACTAGTTCAACGTCAAGAATGTTATAATCAATAAACTTCTGCCAATCCTGTGTATAGAACTGTTTGAAGTTTTCATATTCACTGTGGTCTAATTTCTTTTGACCAAGTTCAACAAAAGCAATATGATCAAGTCTATAAGACTCTTGGTTACTATAAGTGAACTTCTTATATAAGTCAAGATAATCTAAACAAGATACACCACCAAGATCATAAGCAATATTCTTTCTACCATGAATGGTAAACTCCCTGTAATTAATTAAATTCCAAGGAGAAAGAGAACGCATATGTTTCTCAGAAAGTACTCTCTCCAATCTACGGCAGATGTATGGAATATCATACAAATATACATTCCATCCAGTAACAATATCAGGAGTATTCTGTACCCAATATTCTAAAAACTTACCTAATAAATCCTGCTCAGAATAACAATAAACAAATTCTACATCATCTCTACTATTATCATATTCTCTAGTACCCCAAACAATCAACTTCTTAGTATTTAGATCTTTGATCGTAATACAGAGTATAGATTCAGAAGCAGATTCTACATCAGGGAAACCATTTTCACATTCAACCTCAATGTCAAGAGTGATGATATTCATCACAGACATATCAAATTTAATCTCTTCCTGTGGAAACTTATCAGCTATATACTGATATAAAAATCTTTCATAACCATAGATATCAAAATTATCTACCTCAGAATACTTTTTTAAAAAATCCCTAGCATCCCTCGGACTCATAAAGTTGATAGGTTTTACATTCTTATCATCTAATGTTTTAAACTTACTTGGTTTCTCAGTCTGGACAAATAATACAGGGCTCATTGTATCCCTGAACATTACCCTTTCACCATCCTGATATCCTCTAAAAAGAATTTTATTGGATACTAATTGGACGTTGGTATAAAAATTCATGAATTAATTGATTTCTTATAAAGTGAAGTTAACTCGCTGTTAGGTTCTGACATTGTAGTAATTCTATCAGAATAAATCAAGGCCTCTGTTTCATCTGTGTAACGAGGCCATTTCCTTAATGAAATAACACCTTCATTATCTTCTACAATTTCTCTACAGTTTTTTAGGAAGCAACTAGGTTCTTCATCAAGTTCTTCTACATCAGCAACTACTATAACACCAGTAACTAATTCTATAACATTAAGATTCATGTCCATCTCTCCACAACTAATTCAATAGATCCATCTGTTTTTGTAGTTTGTTGTGTAACATGAAAGTCATCTTTCTTAGCAGCTTCAGTGATTGTTTCTACAGCATACTGTTGTGATAACTTATTAAGAAACCTCTCTACTGGTACTGGTTGATCCCATGTTTGAAGATCTGTAACCAACTCATAAGTTTTCGTAGATGGATTCAAACGAAAACCAATGTCCTTTCCTACAGCAACTTGTACAGTAACTTCATCATGATTATGATCAGCAGGATTTTTTAATTTCTGATCAACATCAGTGTTATGTCCTAGTACTTGTAAAGCTCTAAGTAAGGCAGATTTATCTTTAATTTTGGTCTTGATCGTGCTGAAGTGTGACATTTTTATTAGGTTGTTTTAAGTAGTAATCTGCTGTATGTATACGGTTAGAGATATCACCAAGTGCTTTTTCTATTTCTTTAGTAAGTCTTTCGCAAGAATCACCAGTAGCACCTTCTACTCTTTCCTCTACCATACCATCTTGTCTAATACGATATCTTATAACTTCATGACTCATTTCTTTATCCTCCTTGGTACTTGTATTGTCCATGCTG